TTATGCCAATGTTTTAATAATCTCTCGTTCTTTGTCTGACAACTCCCATTCTATTGTTTTTCTTGTTACCCTCTCTAATGTTTTTTTATATCGTTTAGCCACATTATCAGAAACTAAAAAGCCGCTTCCAAATATTGTCTTTTTATGCTCTTTTTGATGCTCCAATGCTCTGCAAAAGTCTACTTCGTTTTTCATGATTTTAATACTCTCGCCTCGTTCTACTATTTTAGCTATATGACTAACTGTAATCACATTATCAGGGTAGCAATAGCGAGGCAAAGAAACTTCATTTTCATTTTGAATTTCTTTTATTTTTTGCTTTAATTCTGGTGCTCCCAAAATCTTAGTGTCTCCAAACATATTAGAAACAAAACTTGTTTTCACTACAGCTCCATTTTCGTAGGTAACATATGCGTTTACCACAATTCCTGTATAGTCTTGGTCTGAGCTAAACAAGGTTAGATGAGGAGCGAAAAGAAAGAATTTAATATTCCTTTCAAGATAAAATCGGATGATTTGGGAAATGATAGAGAAAGGCGGGTTGTCTATTACCACGCATTTTTCATCATAATTTTCATTTTCATAATCTCCACCAGGATAAAAAGGTCTCATTACTTTCAACCCCTCTATGTTGCAATTTTCTTTTACATAATCCAGCACCACATCATATATTGCTGGAGGGGTATAACAATCATCTGTTGTTTTTTTTACTTTAAATTTTTCTACAAATTCTTCGTAACTTTCTTTTTTCTTCCCCATATTTTGTTTATTTAAGGTTATTTCAAAAAACTCTCATTCCACTTTTTTAAGTCTGCCATTCTGTTCATCCAGCCTTTAAGGAAGACCTTTTGTGTAGGATTGCTTCTTACTATTCTATGCAGGAAATCCTCCCTTTCCTTATAGAGCCTTTGTAGGAAGTCTTTCGGTGCGTTATTCAGCGCTTCTATGGTCTTTGTGCCTACCACACCATCGGCTGTAACTCCCAGCATTCTTTGAGGTATCTTAATGCCATGAACACCACTTCCCCAAACCCAGTCTACAAGGGTATTGGCAATCGCTTGGCTCTTAATCTCATCGGCTTTCCACCTGTCCCAAAACAGCCTTTTTATTACTATATCCCAATCGGCATCGTTCATCTCCAAAAACCGAATATCCTTATCCGAACCAAATACCGAATGCCATACCGCATAAGTTATACCCTTATTCGAGTGGTAGCCTGTCTTTCTTTTGTAAGGCGTAGGGCATTTTACCTTGCTCGCTGTATCTTTTGGGTCTCTTGACAATCCCCCTTCCCATTTTAGAATAAATGGTCTTAAATGTTTTATGTCTGCCATGATTTGATGTATTTATTTAAAAGTCGTTTTCCGCACTCATAAACCACAATAACAAGCAACGCACTCAACGCCAATGAACCCAAATTAAATTCCCTTTTTACATTTTTATTTAATTCGTGCTTGGCATCAGCATATTTATATATTAACTCCTGTGAAGCTTTGCGCCATTCCTCATTTTGTTGCTCCAGCTTTTCGATTTTCTGTTGTTCGGTTTTTAAATCTTCCTCAAGCACAGCTTTTTCTTCTTTCAAAGCCACCACCGAAGCCTTTAAATAATCTATTTCCTGTTGCTGCCTTGAAACAATTTCGCTTTCCATTTCTGTGGTTTCTGTTTCGGATTTAATCGCTCCATCAGGGAAATATTCCCTTCTTCTTTTGGTCTTGGTCTTATTCCGAGCCTGATTTTCTACGCTGTTTTTTACCGATGTATGTTCGGTTTCAGATTGAGCAACCTGCTTTGTTTCGGTTTCCAAAACCGCTGTTTGCTCTGTTTTGCTCTGCTCCGCTTTGTTTTCCGTTATAGTGGTCTGCCCAGTCTGTTCTGACTGAGCATTTACCACCGCTGTTTGTTCTGTTTTGGAGGTGTTTTTCGTTACCTCCTTTTTTACGCTCCTGCAACTTATCAAACTAAGAATCAGAAGTATCGGTATTATTTTTTTCATGCTGTTTTGTTCTTTCTGTTTTTAAATGGTCTGCAATTTCTCTTATCACATCTTCTCTGTTTTTCATCAGTTCCAGCATCTTTCTGAAACTCTCATCAGTTCGTCTTCGGGCTTTATCTTCGGCTTTTTCTCTTACTGATTTTGCTTCGGTAAATACAAGTCCAAGCGCTACAAATATGCTCACAAACGGCACACTTCCCAGCGGATGCGGAAAGAAATAAGGCGTAACCACATCAAAGATGTCAAACAGGAAAGCAAAGCCCATCAAAGCAAAATAATAGGTTGCTTTGTTGATGGTTCTTCTAAACCCCTCCGAACTGGTTGCTTCTCCTAATTCCCTCGCTTTTTTAATTCCGAAATAAAGGTCAATGAGCATTGCTACCATTACCACAAGCCATGTAAAACACACCACAAACAAGGTTGTTATCAGCGTGTTGAAATCGTTTTCTAAATAGTCTATAATCATAATTTTAATTTTTAAATTCTTTAATACTCTTTTTACAATGTTCTTTTTCTATTGTATCTAAAATCCACGCTAAAATTCTTCCTGCCCTTGTTAGCGTGCCGTTTCGTTGGTTTTTCCCAAGTGCTGAACTTATCGTTTCCTCAAAGTTTCCGAACTCGTAGCCTTCTTTCTTTTTTAAAGTCAAATTGAAAAGCGTTCTAAACTCAAAGTTTCCGAACCTGTCCAGATTGACCGCTGAACTCTTGAAATAGCCTAAATCCTTGAATTTGACAGCCACAGCCAAGAAATTCAGTAACGACAAAGGGAGAAACAGCACCCACGCCAAAAGGAACAGAAAAAGCCCGCCTATAAACTTGCCTACGCCTTTCATAATTTATCCAATTCCTCGTTTTTCGTTCTCACAAAGTCAGCCAAATACCCTTGGATTAACTGCAATAGTGTAGCTCTGTTATTCTTCATTAGCCAAAGCATATACTTGTAACTGCTGACCTTTATCGGCTGTGTTTCTGCCGTAGGCTTACCCTCTTCATCTTTTACAGGAACATTGATAAGTTCATTCTTCGTTCCTCGCAGGTAACTCCAAGTATCCTTATAAACCACCCATTCAGGCGTAGGCAGTTGGATGTTTATCTCCTCGCCTGTTTCTTTGTCTTTTAGAATCTGCTTGTAACCGAACATTACAAACTCGTTTTCACTTTTCGCATCCAAGTTAATTACTCTGATAAATCGGTTAAATTGTGGAAGTTTCGGATGCGCTTCCATTGGTAATTCAGCAAGATAAAGTGGCGTGTTTTCTACTTCCTCTAAAATCCCCTGCACCTGTTTCGGTATTATTAAATTTTCGTTCATATTATATGTTTATTGAATGTTATAGCTTATGTCTTTTATCACAAAATCTGCAATGGAAAAGCATGAAAACAGCGTTACAAAATGGATGTATTTATCTGTATTTTGCGCTGTGAATGTAGTCATCTGCATTGCGCCTGTGTTTTTCATTAGGGCAAAAAGAGTTATCAAACCTCCTTCTTTTATTAGATAAACATCAGTAAATCCATCTAACTCGTTAATCTGCGCCTGTGCTGATATCCTGTTGTTTCCTATTACATATTCTCTTCCCCATCTATCTTTCATTATCAAATCATTAGATAAGTCAGACCTTGGTGACGCATCAAGAGTGTCGGAGAAGTGTATAGCTCCAAACGACCTATCATCACGGAATAAATATGGACTATTGTAAGTTCTAAACTTAAACACCCAGTTTCTGTCCGTAGGTAACTCTTTGTTTATTCCTACAGAATAAAGACCCTCGCCCTCGCGTGTAGACATATAAACATTATTCCTAAATTCAGCTGGAAGAGCATTAGACCTCGCACCTACAATCATTCCATCGCTTAAAGTAACAGGCGTAGGTAGTTGGTAGTTCCTGCTTATCAGCGCTTGTGGAAACCTGCTTCTATCCAGTGTTCTTATAACCATTTCAGAAGCGAGAACAGTGGTAAATCCTATATTTTCCAGCTGTTTTATCTTCGTTATGGTGTTCTTTATGTCTTGGGAATATTGATTGTTCGCTGGTGCTACTGCATTGATATTAGCCAAAACATTCTTCACATTCACATTGATGGTCGCAGGAACATTGAATGTAGTAACGACTTTCGCTGTAGCTGAAAATCCTATCTGTTTCGTTGCAGGATTATACATTAGGTAGCCATTGAAAGCCTTGTCGTTTATTTTATCTTCCAAGTCGTAAGCCTTGCTGAATAACTTGTTCAGCAGGAAATTCTCCACCTTACCATCGGCATCTTGAACAAGAAACCTATCAAAGCTGTGGTCTGCTGACTTGTCAGAAAGTCCCTTGATAGAGTAGTAGTAGCCTGCTGTATCGATGAACCAATTCGCCCCAAGGGTAAGCCCAGCACCATTTACCGAAGTGAGCGAACTATTAGCTACATTACTGCCAAGTCCAGAAGCCTGCATTTTCTTTGTTCCCCCTGTATCATTGGTTATCACTACATATTTGTAGTCAGCATCGGTGCTGGTAATCGTTTCCGTAGCTTTTGCGTAGGCATTACCAACTTCGCCGTTCTTATCAATCGTGGCGATATTGTCAGGTAGTGTAACAGAACCACCGCCACCGCCTCCTGTGGCTACTACTTCCTCCCACGCTCCATTCTTACGAGCATACTGCTTATTATCGCTCGGAGCATCAGGAAGCGTTTTTAGTTTAGTATTCCAAGCCTCTACCTGTTGAGGTGTAAGGTTTCCAGCGTTCGAGTCTGCTTTTAAACCTAAGTCTGTAACACTTGCTTTTTCGTTCAGTTTTTCTGTGACCTCGTTATTTTCAAGTTTGCTATCATTTAACTGGGTAAGAATAGAAGCAATCCTTTGACAAGTATTCCCCCCTGTGGCTGTTTCTCGCCTTACTTTCTCTATATCTACTTGCGTTATCTCGTTTCTCATTGGTTTTTATTTAGAAAATATTTCATACTCATTTAGCAGAACATTCAGCCCACTGGCATTCTTCACATTGGTAAAGGACATTTTCCCACTCATTGCAAAGTCCGAGCGGTCTATCTTTTCAAGTGCCGTTCTTTGTGTGCCGTCGATGAAAAACTGGTTATTCGTAGCGTGTACCTGAATGAAATTCAAGATGTTGCCATCGCCACCGCTCAAAAACTCATAACTTACTACTTCATCGATGTAGCTGTCTTTGACTTTCAGTGTAGAATTGCCACCTATTCTGTTGTTGGAAATCTCCGCCTCTACTCGTATATCGCCAAGGCAGTATGCCGGCAGATTGGTCACAATCCACGCTCCCTCTTCATCAAATTCAAATAGATTTCTGTTGTAAGAGTGTTTTGTTGCCACTCTTATAAACTTTCGCCCCTTTGCATCGGTAGAATCCAAGAACCAAACACAATTAGAGTAATATTCTGTTTTTCCAGTGGTAACATTCACTATTTCAAGTCTGCCAGTCAAAGGCTTATCAGACTGAAAGGTTACATACTTTAAATAACCCTCTTTTTCAAAAACCGAACTTTCTAATTCTGTTCTGTTTATCCCACTCACCAAAAAAACCTTGTGTTCTCCTGCCGTTATCGTGTTGCCATACATTGGCAAAACAAAGCGATGTTTTGCGCCTAATTCCAACGGATAAGGGTTTCTCTCTCCGAAATATTGTGTATTTTGCGGATTGGTCATATCTTGCAACTCTTCAAGAGTCTTATAAAACCGAACAGGGCTGTGATACCAGAATAATTGCATTTACTTTAATTTCTTCAAAAATACAATATTATATTTATTTAGACTAAATAAAAATAAGATAAAAAAGCAATGAAACATAGGTGTTTATTCAGTAATTTTTGTTATCTTGCATAGAAATAAAAAACCTTTAAAAATGAATAGAATATTTACCTTATTTATCGCTGTATTCAGCGTGTTTTCAGTTGTTTCGTGTGATAGAAGTTCAGATGAAACATCACAAGAAGAACAGAAAATAATAGAAGTGCCTTTCACGGAAGAATTGAAAGGCGTTTATCAAGTTCATTATAAAGATACTCCATCAGGCTGGGAAGCCGTTCCTGCTAACAAGTATAAGTTAGAGTTTAGAGAAGGTAATACAGTATATTGGACAGATGAAAACGGAGAACATGAAGAGTTTTTCGCTAACCCTGAAAACAGATATCCTTATGCGGGTGACAATAAAAAAGGATACCTATTCTATGTTTGGGATAAAAAACCGCTCAAGGATGGGGAATATTATCAAATTACTATGGTAATACGAAAACCTGGCAGAGTTATTGATGTATTTAACTACTACTGCACCAAAAGAAGATAAAAAAACAAAACACCTTTAATTAGGTGTTTTTTATTCCCATAAGCAGGGATGCTCGGAGGTTAGATACCATTCTAATTCTCCTTTTTCGTTATAAAAGCCTCGCTCTTTGGCTATATCGTTAGGGGTTTTGCCCTTTGGTACATAAGCCACCACAAGACCTTTATCATCAAAAATATGATAGATAAACAAACGCCCATCTTCATTAAACTCTCGGAGTCTTGCGCATTCGCTCTTGGTTATCGGTTTGCTGCAATTACACGCCATTGTTTATAATATCTAAAAGTTTCTTTCTTATCTCTGGCTTATTGTCCAACTGAAACTGATAGCCTTGCTCCTCGGTTACCCCCAAGTGACTCGTTCCAAGTTTACTATGCAACCACTCGGCTTTTTCGTTCTGCAAATCATTCTTGAAGAAGATAACGGCAGGATGTATGATAACATCTACAAAGTTTTGATATTGTCCAGTCACTCGCAAATCCCAAAAACCCCTATTATTTGGGTTAATAGAGGTTTTGAAATGTGCATATTCAGGGTCTTTATAGGAGGGCAAATCATCACCCTCGCTATCTTTCCCCTGCATAAGGTTTTTCTTATTTAGATTTACCAGCTCCTTTTTTCTCCCTTCCATTGTCGTCCGCATTATCTCTGGCAACGCTCTTTTCGCTGCCTGAATGCGTTTCAGCAATGTTATCGGATTGATTAGTTTCTCGCTCATTTCTAAATAAAGGTTTCAAGCTTTTCTCTACATCTTCCTCGTTAAGAGTGGGATAAATTCCCATGATGTATTCCTTGGCTTCTTTCTTACTCTTGAAATTTTCCATGTTTCCAAAAGTATAAGCCCCAATTTTCAGTTCCATTATACTACGGATTTAAGTTCACTTTCCCCTGTGTAGTAGTTCGTGTCAAGGCTGATTACCCTCAATCCATTATCGGAAGTAATAAATCTCACTTTCTTACCAGTAGCAAGAGCCGAGTGAGTAAGAGTGTACTCCTGCGCAGATGCATCGTAGGCAACATTCGTGATGTTACCAATCACGCCATCTTCCTCAATCTTCCATTTAGAAGCATCAGTAAGCCCTGTTACATTAGCATTGGAGAACGCCTCTGTTACTTTCACTTTGGTAGTCGTAGCCGTGTTTGTCAATACACCAGTAGAAACTGCCAATTTGATGATTGGATTGATTTCGTTGAACGAAAACTCATCACTTTCAAACACATTCTCAGACTTCTGCCAGTAAATCATAGCATCAGGTAAGATGTCCACTTCCAAAGTAGAACCTGACACTTCCGAAGTAGTTTTCAATTTCTTAACTCCCACGAACAATTTACAAGCAAAGCCCATCAACTTACCATTCGCTTTAATCGCAAAAAGCGCTGAACCATCTTCAAAGATTGGCACAAAGCTGTAATTGTCGCTGTTGTCCAATTTTGCCAATTCGTTTTGGAACGAAGAACCTTTATCAAAAGTAAATCTGTATCCTTTTGTCCCAGGGATAGAACGGCTTCTCTCTTTTCTTACAGATGTGTTGTAATCTGCCTCTTGGTCGTTATCTTCCACATTGAAGAAAGATATTTTACCAATGAATTTATCTTCTTGGATAATCTTATCCAATGCTGTCTTATTGAAAGTCGCAGGGTCTATTTCCACTCTTCTGTCAAGAAGTGCAAACCCTGTAACCAATTTCTCTCCACAAAATGCACCTCCAAGTCGTGCTATCATTTCTGCTGAACCGCAGAAGCTTTGTTTTAACATAAGTTTTTAAATTTTAAATGGTTTAACATTTACGCATTCATTATCTATATTCAGACTGATATCCAGCACTATCGCATCCCATATGTCAGGCGTAGTGGTCGTTTGGCTTCCTCTCTTGTTTCCGTAGTCCCTCTCTCTACTTGCTAATTCTGAAATATCATTGAAAGGCAGTGACACAAACGAATAGTTGTCCTCCTCAAAAGACACCCCATTAGTCTTTCTTATCTTATCCAAGAAAGAGCCTAATAAAGGCAGTAGCACTTCCTCAAAGGTAGATTTAAACCTATCCTTGTAAAAGGCGTGTTCCGAACCCAGCGTGATGAAGAAAAATCTCATACCTTTTAACTTGGTTTTTTGTCCCTTTACATCGTGAACCACGCTGTATCCTGTTTGCAGCCAAATGACAGGGTATTTCTGTTTCTTGCTTTGGAGCAGTTTCCAAAGCTCAAACAAATCCGCCTCACCATAGTTTGCCGTGTATTCTTTGCCTTTGAAACTCACTTTAAAGGCATCTTCAAACAAGCTGTACAGCAGTAAATTGTGGTTTATCATCATAGCCCAAATTCATTTGTTATTTCCCCACCGAATTTCAGATAATTAGCATCAAATAGAGGGTAATCTTCTACATTATCCAAAAGATACCTCACAAGCGAAACATAGCCACTTGTAGGCTTAAAACCGCGGTAGTCTATCCCTTTTCCTAAATTCCAGTAAGGGTTTCCCTCCAATGTAAAACCGCTCCTGTTACTCCTTACTTCTCCGTATAACTGATAAATGAAATCGTTATATATCCTCGCCATTTTAGGAGAGATGCTTACCGCGGTGCCTACTTTTGTATCTATCTTCGTTTGCCCGAACATTGTCGTTTGGGTTACATTGTGCATATTATAGACTACATAGACTATATATGCCAGTAGCGACTCCTTTTGTTTTTCTTGGATTAAACCTTTCCAAACCAAAGTTTCCTCCCTGCCGTTAGTCTCACTGGTGTAGGTCTTGCCGTGTAGCAAGTCCTTATAATTCTGTGGCAGATTGGCAGAATCCTCCTCGTATTTAGCCCTGAAATCAAGCCACATTTTGACACCAAAACTGAAAGACAAAACTTCTTCCTCTACCTTGTCAATCAATTCATCTAAATTCACCGCAGTGGTGTTTTCATCAGGATTTGGCTCATCCAAGTTGGGAATAAGCAAATCGCCTTTAAAATATGTTTTGTCTATCAGCATTTAGTATCTATTTTTCAGCTTGTTCTGTGTCTTTACCTTCTTCTACTTTTGCAGGTTTCTTACCTTTACCTTCTTTGCCTACTTGCTCAAAAAGTTCAGCTTCTAAACCAGCTTGTATTACAGTCTCATCCAAAATGTCTAAAACCGCTCCTTTCTTATGGTCACCCCATTCTCTTAACAATTTTACTTCCATATTTGTTTATGCTTTTGTAATTCCTGTTTTGATTGTAGCAATGTCATCGTAGATGAATGCTTTCTCATCAAGTTTTTTCACGAACGCGTGGAATCTTGATTCTCCCAAGATTACGAATTGGTTTTTGATGAAATCATCATTTATCCAGCCAATTCTCACAGTGTAAGAAAGGTAGTCAGTGATGTTGTACTTGCTAAGGTCTCCCACGAAGATTTTACCTTGTGGAATAGACTCATCAGACTTGATAACCATTCCACCGATTACCACTGTGTTGAATAGTGATGCTGTTGGATACAATGGTCTTCCCTCATTGTCTTTTGCTGCTACTAATTCCAAGTAGAAATCCACTGGATTTACAAGCACCAAGTTTGCCATATATGGAGTTTCATCCTCAAAATTGTGAGTTGTAGCAATATCCGTTACCGCTGCATTCACTACATCCATGAAGTTAGGCTTTGTAACTTTTATTGACATAGGACCAGCAACGAATGCACGACCATATTTAGTCGCTCCTTTTGGATTTTCCCCAGCACCATCACCGAACAAGATAGCCTTGTTTTTGAATAGGTCGTGTTTCTTTTTCAGGTAGTCTTTTGCTACGCCTTCCAATCCTTTGATGTCGTAAACAGACTCTTCTGTTAAGTGCATCCAAGCAGCGATTTTCTTTGGCTTCGCAAATTCTGTTGAAACCTTGAAGTCAATCTGTGGTTTTTTGTTCCCCTCTGCCACAAACTCATAGTTTCCGTCTTTCGGCACTACTTCTGTGTAGGCATACACTGGCTGAGAAGTAGGTAACACTGTTACGAAAGTCTCAATGTCCATTCCACGAAGATTAACATTAGAAACAGGTGCGATTTGAGTTCCTAAAATATTAGGAGCTGTTGCCATAGCAACTGAACTAGTAGTGATGTTTCCTACCGCTTTAAACTCAATCTCTACCACGCCAGTTTTAGACTCGTAAGCCTTTTTAATCGCCTCGTGGTTTTTCTTCACAGCTTCCAAGAACACATCCTCTGTAAGCCCTCCTTGTGTAGCTTTGATTTCTTCCACGATTTTAAGCACATTGTCAATAGACTGCTGTGTTTCTTTCTCTTTTTCAGAGATAACATTTTCAATCCCCGTTTTTAGGGTTTCCAATTCTTTTTCTCTTTGTTTTTTTTCAAAAGCCTCTTTGTCAGTACAATACTTTTCTTTTTCCTCATCTGACATCTTCGCAATCTCTGTTAAAGATTTCTTTTCAAAATTCATCTTGTAAATTTTTTAAAGGGTTACTAAATAATTTTCAATCACACTTTTAGGAGTGGAATTATCCGAGTCCTCTTTTACAGTAGAAGTGTCAGCGACGGGTTCTACAAATATCGTTGGAGTGGCGAAGTTGCTGCCTTTGACCACAGCACTGCCCTCTATTATCTTTTGTTCTGTTACAGCCCAGAAATAGCCGTATTCATCTACATCTTCCTTGTTTACAATATCATTGTAATACTTATCCCAAACAGCTTTTTCTTCGGCGTCCCATTCAGCCTCTGAATTGATAGCGAGTTCCAGCTGGATGTAGCGAAGCCCTGCCGAATGTTCCTTTACATAGCCTTTGGCGTACTGCTCAAACATGTAAGGGTTTCTGTCCTTTTTCAGCGTGGCGTAGAATACCAAACATTCTGTTTCTCCAAGGTAGTTAAAGCCCAAATCTTTCCAGTTGAATTTTTCTACTCTTACTTCCACTTCATCACTGATGATATTCTCAAAACTCATCTTGTGTTCTTTCAGCAGGTAGATATTCTTGGAGTTTTTGGCTGTTCTATTCCAGCTTCCGTTGATGGAAACATCTCCGTGGGAATCATAGATGTTGGTAGAGTTGATAACTGCCTTTATTCTGATGGTATTTACATCATCAGGCGTTGTTCCTGCTGTTTTAATCGTTTCTCCCTTTTCATTCACGGCAAAAGAAAACGCAAAAGGGTCTGACAACTTTGTCGCCATTTTCTTTTGTGAAATAAGGAAGTTCTTGTTCTCTTTTAAGAATTTGAACATATCCTCTTTGGTCTCAAATGTTCTGTTAGGTATTTCTTTTGCTGTTATCATCATTTCTTTACGATTTGGTTTTTTGCTAAAATCTTTTTCTTTTCTTTTAGGCTTTGTTCCAGTGCTGGACTGGACTTGGAGCCTTTCAGTTTTTGCTCTATTTTTTCTATTTCTTTTTTCATCATTCGTTATTTATAAAGTCCTCAAAACCTCTTTCTTTGACAAACTGCTCAAAGTCGTTACTTACGCCTAATTCCTGCGCCTTTTCAAATGCTCCTAAAAGCGATACCAATGCTTCTGCTTTGAATTTAAAGCCTTCGTTTTTGAGTTTGGTTTTAATTGCGATTACACTCGGCAGGTGGTCGTATGTTCCTATCAGCCTTGTTCCTCGCTCCTTGAAATATTTAGGCGACTTATTGGTTAATTCTTGAAGCCAGTTGTCTGTGATAGTTTTTACATTGCCTAAAATGAATTTAGCCTCGGCAAACTGCTGGTTTTCATAGGTGCTTCCACCGAAGAAGTCTTTTGGAATCAAGTATCTATTTCGGATGTTCTCTTTGGCGTTTTCCTGCATCTCTATGGTTTGCAGTTTCTTGTTGTCCCTTGTAAGGTCTAATCTTTCCAAAGTTTCATTCGTTGCGATAACATCGCCAGCCTTACCCATTCCAGCGCCATATCTTCCTCTTCCGTTGAGTTTCGCTTCTATATCGTTCTTTTGGTCTCCACTCAATGGCGCAATCCCTGCCCCTGTTGCTTTTCTACTGATGATAGAATTTACAGGATTAGAAGTAAGGAAGCACATCATATCCTCACTATTTAGGATAGTCTGAATAGAATAGAGAATAGAAGAAATACGGGAAATAGGATTGAAATACATGTTCTTTGCCCCATCTCCTCTGTAATTCTTCCTTGCTATGGTATCGTAGAAAAAAGCCAACTCGTGCAGTTCCCTCGTTCTTTGCACACCATCAGCAAGGGTTTCTATTACCTTTAAAGTCTTTATCTTGTCCCTTGTAAGTGTGTAAGGGTCTTTTATCTCTGGAAATTTGATATTGTTAAACTCCAAGTTGTAAAGCGAAGGACTGGCTCTTAAATTGCCGTTCTTGAAGAAGTTGCCGTATTGGATAGACATTCCAGTCGTGAGCAGATTAACCACCATTTCTTTAATGAAATCGGTTTGGTTTTGAAACTCATTAGGCTCGTTGAGGAATTTCAGATACTCGGAATTATCCACGGCTTCGCCCTTATCATCTACCTCTTGGATTCTTACCTGTGAGGCAAAATCTGCATACAGATTGATGCAGTCGGATAGGAAAGTGCCATCGATATAGTAAGCCTTGTAGTCTTCCTTTGGCGAAAAGTAAGTTTTCCCTATTCCCAAGAACGATAACACGCCCATACGCTCGGTTTCGTAGTTATAGGAGTGCGTTCCGTTGCTCAGCCTTGCATAGATAGGCGCAACGCTACTGCCCATAAACGCAGACTTAAAAGCCGATATTCCGTTGTCTATTCTCGTTAAAATTCCCACAGCAACATTATTTTTACAAATATAATATATTATCTTTATTTAGACTAAATAAAAATAAGTAAATTTGTGAGGATAATAAAAAGCAAATGAAACTCTACAAAGATTCCAAGGAACTGCCACTATTCAACTATGAAAGAATAACTGAAACAGGTGATTACAACTATATGATAAAAGGATATGATGGCGAGGAATTGGAGGAAAACGAAGACTTGCAAAAGGAACTGAAAAGTAAGTTTAACGACATCATCCGAGAGTATAGCATATCCATTAACGCCAAGACCAACGACCTGCTGATGCTGGGAAGTGCCGAGATAGCGAAAATAAACTTTATCAAATTCACTACACTGCTGGCAATCGTGGAGATGAAAGAAAGGCAGAATGCATTAAGGCAGGAACTGGGACTGCCTGAACACTGGGAGGATATGAAAGAAGCCCTCGCACAAATCAAAATCCGTAAGAGCGACAATCTGCAAGAACAGAAGAAATACATAGAGGAAAGAATAGCAATGTGGCAGACCAACCTTGATAAGGCAATGCAGAATATTGAGAACAACAAGAAAGAAGCACAGAACAAAGAGCCAGCCAACATCAACGATGCCATTGTCAGCATTGAGATGATTTTGGAGCGAACGATAGACCTTAATAAGACCAGCCTTTATCGATTTGGGAAGATGCAGGAAATGGCGATAAAAAAAGTAGAATTACATAACAAAAAATAAAACCTTATGAGTGATAAATTAGCCGTAATTCAGACAAAGGAGACTTTAGAAGAATTAGACAAATTGGAAGCAGGAGTGAATGACTTAATTCAGTCTTTCACTAAACTAAACACTGCCGTAGACCAAACCAACACTAAACTGAACAGAGGAACACCAAAAGAGACCATTGAGGGAATAAAAGACTTGGACGGCTATTCCAAAGAGTATATGCGAACGCTCAAAGATATGGCGACCATAGAGCAGAAAACACAGCAGATAAGACTGACCAATGCAAGAATAACCACCGAACAGGTGCGAGCAGCAAAGGAATTGGCAAACCAGCAGAACGCCGAAGCACGAGCGAAGAAGCAAGCCTTATCATTGCAGGAGAAACAAAACAAAATCCTATCCGAAAGCCAAAGCTACTACAAGAGATTTGCAAGTGAAGTGCTGGATGCCAAGAACAAAGCGAAAGACTTGGCAGCGCAAATGCAGTTATTAGAGCATGATTTTAAAGATGGTAAGATAGGGGTTTCTGCCTATGAGAAAGAACTATCTAAACTATCCAAAGAATTTACAGAGGCTAAACTCAAAGCCGTAGGATTAGACTCTGCACTGAAAAAGATAGACAAAAGCGTAGGGGACAATCAGCGTAATGTCGGAAACTACCAATCAGCACTTAACGGAATGGGTAGTGGGTTTGGTGGAATGATGAGCCGTGCTGGTTCTATCGCAGGAGGTATCATTATGGCAGACGGCGCAAGAATGCTTGGAGACATTGCTACTCAATCTTATGAGACCGTTCAGAAACTCAATGCTGTGAATTACGCAATGAAAGAAGTCTTCCAAACAGAGGAAGAAGTAGGTTATCAAAAGGAGTTCTTGTCAAGTGCCGCTGAAAAATATGGGCTGGAACTTATCAGCCTTACAGATTCATACACCAAGTTCAGCGCAGCAACGAGAAACACCAGTTTGGAGGGCGAGAAAGCCAAAGAAATATTTGATGCTTTTGCTGGTGCTGGTGCTAAAATGGGGCTTCCTACCGAGCGAATACAAGGTATCTATACAGCCTTGGAGCAAATGGTATCCAAAGGGAACATTCAAGCAGAGGAATTGAGAGGGCAGTTAGGGGAAAGGTTGCCTGGGGCGATGAAAATATTCGCTGATGCTATGGGTGTATCCACTTCCGAATTGGATGATATGCTGAAAAAGGGACAGGTAGTAGCAGGGGATGTATTGCCAAAGGTAGCCGAAGAGCTTAAAAAAGTCTATGGACTTGATACTGTTGATAGAATAGACACCCTTGCTGGCGCACAGAACAGACTCAAAAACCAATGGACGGAGTTTTTGGATACCCTCGCTACTAACAAGGATTTTATCAATGCCATTTCAGATGTTTTGGAAATCGCCAAAGGTCTATTGGAAGAGTTTCTTGATTTAGCCGTTACAGGAGGAGCAGATGGCGTGAGTATAATGGGAGAGCTGAAAGATGTTTTTGAAGCCGTGGGCGATGTGCTTAATGCGCTGACAGGAAACCTATTTGACAATGGCAAAGGCTGGGATTTGGTTAATCTCGTGGTTAATCAAGTTAAAACCAACCTCGTGGCAATCAGCACAATTATCAAACTCGTAGTCAAAGGGATAGAATATTTTGTGAGGTCTATCAAAGATGCCATATTTGGAACGGAGGATGCTATCAAGATGCTGGGAGACTTTGGCTCTATCATTGACAGCACGAAAGAGAAACTATCAAGTCTGAATAAAGAAAATGCTGCAATCCTTTCAGGCGATGAGAAAACACTACAAAACCTTAAAAACCAAAAGGAATTAGAAAACAAACTTATTGAAGCAAGAAAAAAAGGGCAGAGATATTTTGTTCATAATAATATTTGGAGGGATACAAACGCATTAGGAATGTCTACAAACAAGAGGGCAAACGAGTATGCTTATATAAATGGCGAACTCGTGCCAAGAAGTAGCATCAAGGTAGTAGCTCCACCAAAGGCAGGAAATGACAAAGCGAAGAAAAAGAAAAAGACACCAAAAGGCAGGGTAAAGAAAGAGAAAACACAGGAGCAGTTAGACAAAGAGGCTTTTGACAAGGCTCGTAAAGACTTGGATTTTGAACACAACAAACTATTGGAGAAGTTCCGAAGACAGCGAGTAGAGGCTCAAAATGAACTTACAGGTTATGACCTACTCGTAAAGGAAATAGAAATAGATGGGCAGGTTATCAAAGAAAAAGATACATACTACACCAAACTGCTTGACCTTGCCAAGAAATACAAGCAGGAACAAAGGGAAATAGAGTCGCAGAAATCCAAAGACCTATTCGATGAAAACGAAAGTCAGCAGGATAAGATGAGGCAACTCAACCAAGCACTACTCGAAAAAAACCAAAAGGAAATAGAATATATCAAACTTTTGGGTCAAGAGACTGCCGAATATAAGAAGCAGATGATAATGAACGACAAGAGCATATCCTACAAGGATAAGCAGTATTTCTTGGAGTTATTAGAATACGACACCACCATAACAGTCAATAAGAGAGAGAAAGAGAAATTGCAACTACTAAAAGAGCAGTTGGAAGCAAAAAGGGCGCTTCTGCAAGAGCAAGGCAAAGACCTTAACGAAGATGAAAAAGTCCAACTCGCACAGACAGACTTGCAGATAACACAGCTGGACACCTCCATAATGGAGAATGAGAAGAACAAAGCCAATAAGATGTTTCTGCGTATTGTGGAGGGATTAGAGCCACTCAAAAACTTGGTAGAGCAGAACTTGGCAGACTTGGGATTGGATGCCGTAAGTAAGCAGTTTTCTGACCTATACAGCAAGATATTACAGCAAGGCAAGGACTTCTCTATGTCTTTCGCTGACTATATGAACATGGCCACAGCGCTGATTAGCGACTTTGCGGGAAAGGCAATAACATCAGGCAAGGAGCGAACGATTGCTGAACTTGATGAGGAATTGGAACGCTCGAAGATGATAACAGAAACAGAGTTAGGATTTATTGACAAAAGACTTGATGCGCTTAATGGTTTATCTGAACTTACCGAGGAACAAATCGCCGAGCGTAACGCCTTGGAAGATGAAGCCATGGTAATCAAGGAGCAACAAGCGCAGAAAGAAAAGATGATACAGGCACAAAAGGCAAGAGCTGAACAAAGGGCGCAGGCACAACAGGCGCTGATGAACGGAGCATTGGGAGCAACGCAGTCTATCGCTCAACTTGGTGTTCCTGCTGGTCTCGTTCCTGCTGGAATTGCACTTGCATTCGGTGCGCTACAAGCAGGGCTGATTATGAGTAAAAACCCAGTGCCACAATATTTTGTAGGAACGAAAAACGCACCACAAGGCTGGGCGTGGACAGATGAGCGAGGAGCCGAAATCCATACCGATAAGCACGGAAACATTAAGGATTTGGGAAGCGACAAGGGGGCAAGGCTGAAATTCTTGGAACAGGGCGACCGAATTTATACAGCGTCAGAAACTCGCAAGATATTAGAGGATATCAAGACACCTACGCTGGATGATGTTCTACTATCCAATGGCATTGTTAAGAATATCCAAGTGCCGATGAATATCAACACACCAGCGATAGACTACGATAAATTAGCCTCTAAAATAGGCGAACAGCAAGACCGAGTGATGAGAAAGTATGATAAGACCAGTGTATTTGAATTAAACGGCTACATATACACCCAAAAAGGCGGACAAATACCAGTAGCAGTAAGTAGAGTAAAGAAAAACAAAAACATCGTTAAAATAAAGGGAAATGAAAGGGATTAAGAATATACAATATCAAAGTAGAGTAGGGCAGATATTCCGATTGGAAGTGCTGACAGGGAAATATGAGGGTATCCACGAGATACAAGAGCCTGACGGCTTCGATGCCTTGGACATCAGCGTAGATGTAAATGAGGAATACTACAACATCGATAACTTTATCCTTGGCGAAACTTCCAAGATAAAGATATTGGAATACAACGACAAACGCACCTTTGACATCATCAAGGGTGTGTATGATGAACAGGGAGGCGATGGACAGATTATATTCAAATGGTATGTTGTCCATAATGGCGTGGAAAAGGATATTTTAGGCAACGGCTTTGAAATTAACCTCAATAAATACCAGCTGAACTACGAAAGTAGCCAGCGAGTAATAGAGTGCGAAATCAAGAAAAGAGAAGCGCAAAACAAATTCTACACTCGTGAGGATACCACGATAAACCTATTCGCTAAAAAGAATTTAGATGAAAACAAAATAGAGCCGATAGGAAGCCGTGAGATTGTCTTAAAGGCAGAGGAGGAAAAGGTGGAGACTTCGTGGTGGATGGATGACTATGGAGAGAATTACGATTGGTATGACTATAAAAAAAATATTAGTAATAAAAATCTTGACCCTTGGTTTCATTACGAAAAAATAGTTTCAAATATTAATTTCATACCGCCAAAGACTTGGGTATTTCCAAAATTCAATAGAAGTAAAGACTCTAAATTAGGGGAAAATATTCCTCTTTATGGAGGCGATTGGGAAGCAAACATTACAAGGGAAGAATTGCAAGACCCTGAATGGGCGACTCAATATCCACGCTATATGTATATCCACGGCTATATAGAATATTGGGGTCAGAACACTCTGTTTCATACAAAAAATGAACTCTCTAATGTAGTGTTTTCAATTTCTAATCTGCATTTCAAAGCAAGGTCGTACAGCTTCAAAAAAAATTATAATCCGATACGTGACGGGAAGAAAGGATATAAAGAAAACTACAAGCCTTTTTCTTTTAGTATCGCTTTATTGATAGAAACTCCACACATATCAACTACGTTTTTTTTAAAATCCAGCATAGACACGGATATAGGTAACTATTCAGAAATGAACATTGTCAATGAAGGATGGGCAATAGGTGATTTACCTGCAAACAGCACAGTAAAGATAGGCATTATGCCTCATAGTGATATAAGAAATAAAGAGTTTATTATTACAGGAAATAAATCGCACACCAGTCTAAAAGTAACCTCCAGCATCGACAAACTCGGCAGGAAGTCCAAGGTGGTAAGCCTTTTTGATGCTATAGACAAAGTGGCAGAGAATTATTCCGATGGAAAGATAAGGTTGGTTTCTAATATCCTTTCAGATGGAGGGAAATACGCCAATCAATATGTAGCAACTGGCGCCTTTCTTCGTGGCGTGGCGAATATCTTTTTAGGCGAAAACAAAATCAACACCTCGTTCAAGTCGCTATTCTATGAGGGAGCATCGCCACTATTAGCCCTTGGTTTTGATGTTATAGAAAACCAACTGATAGTAGAGGATATAGACTACTTCTTTAAGGATGTTCAGGCTTACGACCTTACAAACAAAGACTTTGTTCAGGAGAATTTAACCATAGAAAACGACAAAGATATAAGCTACAACAATCTGATATTCGGCACAAAGAAATATTCCACCAAGAAGAAAGGGGACATCTTTAACTTCAATACGAAAATGGAATGTTCCACGCCGATAAAGTCGGTTAAAAAGAAACTTGACAAGACCACAGGCTTCATCATCGATGAGTATAAAATCCAAGACCTGCTGGATGATACCAACGACAACACCAACGACAACGATGATGATTTGGTGCTGATAGACACTGTTACAGGGAGTTATATCGATTCAGGTTCTTTCCCTGATGTTGTCCACTCGGATGCTGGGGGAGTGCTTACCCTTACGGCTTCAAAATCGCCTTGGGATACCCTGCCGTTCAAAGTAGGGGAGAAAATCAAAATTGTAGAGGGGCTGAATGTCGGAGAATATACTATCCTCGCTATCAAGTCCCACACGCTAACCCTTGACAAACGAGCAGGAATAGAACAGGGAACAATCCTTACCAAGATAGAGCATACGCTGACCGATGTGGTTAAGAACAGGAACGCCACGGCAACAGATGGCTTTATTTCAGCCGAGGGAGTAAAGAATAAAAGAACAGCCGTAAATCTTTATCACAATCCGAAATACCATATGAAAAGGTGGTTCCCTCTCTTCGGTGGTGGATTGTCCAAGAAACCCAACGGCGAGAATATCATCGTAACGAACTACAAGAACAACGGCAAAATAGAGGTAGAGCCTGACACGGATAAAATACCATACCTACCAAAAGAGAAAGATGTTTTAAATGAAAATATCAACCTTGAAAGGTTAAGGAGGTCAAGCCGTGTGCTGTTCGGAACGGAAAACATAGAGGTCACACTCACGAATGTAACCTTTGAAGAGTTTTACAATCTTTACAATCGCTGGCGAATAGGCGAAGATATCTACACAGGGGAGAAGATACCGAGCAGAGGGTATATAGATGTTTATATTGGTGGCGAAACTTACAGCATCTATCCATTTGGCACGGAAGCCCTGCAATACGATAAAGGCGCTAATGAATTAACCATAAAAGGGAAAATCAAAAACTCTAAATGGGGAAGAAAAATCTTTGATAAAACCTTTGACCAAACCTTTGAATAACAAAAAGCCCTGCCGATTGTGGCAGGGTTTATTAGCTAAATATAATATTTACATTGTCAATTTAAAATATTATAATTTGAAAGCTAATAACTCTTCCCCTAATTCATGCAGGGCATTTTCTATTTTTAATTTAGTTGTTTCTCTTGGTTCTCTTTTTCCCATAATATAATGGTGAAGTTGTTTTTGATTGATGCCTGTAATTCTTTCTAACGCTGACATTGTGAAAATATTACTATAATATCTTAAAAAGCTTTTGGTGTCATATTTATAAATAAAATTATATTCTTTATCTTCAATATTTCCCAATTCTTTCTGAATTTCTATACAATCCAAAATACTTTGCTTTACTTCTTTTATTGTCGCTCCTGCTGCTGATACTCCTTCAAGGTCTTCAGCATAGGCGTCAATAAAATCTTTTGATGCTTCTACTCTAATTGTTGCCATTTTATTTTATATTTAATTGATTGTTGCCATTTTCTTTTTAAAAAATGGAGCCTTATTCAAGCCCCATTTCTTTTATGATTTTTTTTCGGAGCAATTCACCTATTTCTTTGCTTCCATGAAACGGAACAGGATAGGTTGCTTCCTCTTTTTGGTAGATATAGTGACTTCCTTTTGCTCTTTCAAAAACCCAGCCGCTTCTTTTAATCCACCGATGCAATTCAGAATACTTCATTGTTCATAATATTTTAAATTGACATTGCAAAGATAACTATTTGGTTATCATTTTGCAAATATTTCTGCAACTTTTTTCAAAAAAACTTCCCCTAACTTAAAACATAATCCCAAGATATTCCTTTATCCCCCAAATGCAATACTCCGTTGCGTTCATGTAGTGGTCGTTTCGTTTTATCGGTTTCTCGGTTGGCTGTCCGTTGATATACTCATATTCGTAATTCTGATATTCATTATCAAAATCGCCATCATCTACATAGTATATTCGTGCCTGATTGATAAAGTCAAACCTTGCCTTATAGGTAGGCTTGGAAGTCGGCACGGCGTTGATTGCGTAGAGTGTTCGTAAATCATTAGTTAGACTTATCTCGCTTCCTGGTTCCCTATCGGCACTATCTGCCCAAACAAAGGTTACATTTCCAATCGGAACACCAGCATACTTCAAATGTTCTCCAAGTGTCCCTTCCATTTGGTTCATAGGTTTGTAGAGTAGTGGGCGAATGTAGAATGATTTGTCGCCATCATACATCACTTCCACACAAGCCGTAGGATTAGCGAAACCATAGTCTAATCCGTAGTATTTTCTGTATCCGTGCTTTGCAATCTCGTTATATTGATTGAGGCTGATTACTTTCCAATTCTTATAAATCTTATTCGGTTTCTCGGACTTTTGCCCAAGACCATATACAAGCCAATGATATTCGGAAGCAGAGCCTACATCTTCATTGTATCTGCATCGTTTCAGCTCTTTGATTTGTTTTGGCGTAAGATTTAACGAATTAGCCTCTAAATCATAGGTTTTAGCGCTGTTTTCTTTGAGAATTTTGGAAGTTACAGCATCGCAATATTTTATCGGCTGATAGGATAAAATCTGCATCCGTTGTTCAGGCAGAATAAACGGATTGTCTTTAAATGTAGAGTAACTCACATAGGTAGTTTCTTTCAGCTTCTCTTTCTCTATCCAGTGGTTTTGTTTCGGATTCCAGTCAAAGATGATCACCTTGGAACGCTGGGCAAGTTGCCGATATACTTCTTCCGAGAAGTTATAAGGCTCGTTTATCCAGCAGATAGTCTGTGTCATACCCATTGCATCATCTTCATCATCCAATCCTGTAAATCGCAAGATGTTGCCATTATTCCTAAAAGTCCAAGTGTGGTTGGTCTTATTCTCTACAAGATACTGATAGAGGTTCTCTTCTTCAAGGTAGGCGTCCAGCTCTTCTATGGTTATTTCGCCTCGTTCAAATTGCTTCTTTCTTACCTGTGGGTCTTTCAGCCACTCCCTCCAATCTTTCTCCACAATATCCCTGCAACTCTTCTGCGTGTCCCTCAGCACTGTTGCCGAGGAAATAGGATTGTTCGCAAGGAAATTATACAGCACTTGGAAATTACTCCAAGTCTTGGAACTCCTCGAACTGCCCTCCTCAATGATAAGTTTATACTTGTGCTGTGTAGTGTTTCCGTTGGGTATCTTTTCATTTAAAGCTCCCCACACTTCGGCAAATACCTTTGATGCTTTGAATTTTATCTTTTTGTCCATACTTTTTTAAATTAAAAAGCCCCACATCTCTGCGAGGCTCGGTAGCAAATTAATAACTATGAAAAAAATATATATAATGAATATGGTTAGTCTTCCTCCTGTGGCATTACCACTTCTACCTGAATAGAAGAAGGGATATTGTTTATCTTATCTCCTGCCGTTGTAAGGTCTTTCTTGTCTGTCAGCCCCAAATCCCTTGCTATGATATTAGCATTAAAGAATCCCGTAACCGCTCCCTCAAACTTTTGACAATAGATGGTTTCCTCTATGCGTGTAATGACTTCGGAATAATTTTTATCTGGTTTTTCCTTCAAGGCATCTTTAAGGTCGTTAAAATACTTAGTATTAACGCCTAAATAAAGGCACAATCCATGTAGAGTATAGGGTCTTGCTGTTGGTATCTCTACGAGAGTTCCTGCTAATGCACCACCCTTGACTACTTCAAATTTTTTGAAAGGGTTATTGTCGCACCATTGAAAATATTCACACGCTGCCTCCCACAAAACTTCGGCAGTGTTGAATTTCTTATCCTTTCCGTGCTTCTTGCGTAACTTCCAAAATTGATTTCCTGTTGGTGCTGACATTGTGTTTTGTTTTTAATTTTCTTTCAAATGATTGTCTATTATAGTTTTTACCTCTTCAAAGTCGTAGCATACAGCCGTATTCCAATTATTATTGCTCAACATAGTTAAGACTTCTATTTGGTTTTTAGTTGGTCTGTTGGGTTTTATTTTCAATTCTATCGCCAAGCCTGAATAAGTCTTGTTTGGCTGGAATATGAGTATATCAGGCATTCCTGCTCTTACGCCCAGCCTTTTGAGTTTCGCCCCCTGTTGTGTGCTGGCCTTTCTCTCGTTAGCGATATGGCAGAACAGCACATTAGGATATTGCAGTCTTAAATAACTGGCTACACTCAACAGCAAACAATCTTCCTTATTCATCCTCACAAATATAGTATATTTTCTTATTTAGAACAAATAAAAACAAGAATAAAAAAGCCCTGCTGGTGCAGGGTTTGTCGTTTTCATTTTGATTGATTTTAATATAATTTTTCAAAAAGTCTTTCAGAAATCTCTTCTTCGTAGTCTTCTACTCTGAATTCGTGGTCTTCATCGTGGGTAATTCTACCAGTCAGCACCTCTTCGATGATTTGCGCCAGTTCTTCGCCAAAGTGATACTTATTAGCGTGCGCTATTGAAGCAAAAGTGCCATAATTTACCCACTTTTTGTCCATTGATAATAGTCTATTGTCAGCCTTTATGATTTCAGCTGCTAAATCATCTGTAAGGCTTCTTAATTCTTCGTAACCGAAGTTACCTTGATTTTCTTTTAGCTCATTAAATAAGTTTTTAGCTCTATAAATTTCGTTGCGCATTTGTTCTAATGTTTTCATTTTGATTGATTTTTTATTGTTGTGTCTTGTTTTATTTTCTTGGTTTTATGTTAAGATATTGTAAATGGTGTGCCGTCTTTTTGATAGTGTGTTTTAAATTTCTTTTTAGGTATGTTTGAATCATGTTTGCCATCACCATAATCAAGTTGCCAGTGAAGTTGCCCATTATCGTAATACTTAGACCAAATACCAATTCTACATACAGGCTTACCTTCAAAACCTTTAAATTTTGTTCGATAATCATAAAGATATTTTATATTTTCAGGCACAACGGCGATTTCTCCATCTATCCATAATTGTCCATTTTCATGAAATTCTTGCCATTTATGCGTTTCTAAATAATCTGTCATTTTCTTTATTTTTTTTTAAGTTAATATTAAGCGATTAGCTGTGAGTTTAATGCACCCTCTACGAGTTTCGCAGTGTGCTGACTTCTGATTTTTTCAAAAGCCTTTTTTGTTACAGTATAAACTTTGTAACCTTTGTCTGAAAGGTAGCAGAATGATACCCCACGCCCTTTCAATTCAAGGTTTGTGTAAAGGCTTTTATACTGCCCCATTGTTTCAAAAAGTATTTCTACTTTTTCAGCTTCAGTTGTTGCATATTTTGCAACTGCATTGTTGTGCTGCTGAATAGCAATGCCATTGAAAGCCACTTGCCCACGCCCGCACTCTTTAACCTCTAATAGGTTTAATTCTGCATCATATACAGAAGTTCTGAACAGGTCGAATGCTACTTGTGTAGTCTGAACCATTACGCCTGTGTTAGTAGTTTCTGTTTTTCTAAATCTATTTATCATTGCAGTTGCCATATCTTTTTGTTTTATTAAGTTAATATTTAAAAGCCTTTTTGTGACTTGCTTAGGTCGGTTGATTTTAGTTTGAATACTTTTGAGTAAGATATTTTTTTACTTCGCTGGTGTTTTTAAAGTTTGGTAAGCCTTTTTTAAATTCTTTAAAATCTTTTTCGCTAAAGTTTTCAAGAAATTTTTTAAGTTTTTGAAACCCCAGCCCTTCTCTTTCAAACACGAACTGTAAATAAAATTGTTTGCTTCTGCTAAGGCTTTCATATCTTCTAAAACCTAAAGAATATTCTACATTTGGGTCTGGTGTAAATATCGCCAGCATATCTTTTATTTTTTCTACAACATCATCTGTTAGCTCATAAGTTGTAATTGTTTTCTTTTTCTTGTCTATTGTAGTTACATAAGTAGTTGCCATATCTTTTTATTTTTAATTGTTATACTTTGTTTTAATTTTATGTTGCAAATATAATACTTTATTGAAATACAAAACAAATAAAATTATACTTTATTTTAATATCTTCGCGTAACTCATTGATAATAAGTGCAATTATTTTTAATTTCATTATAATACAATATTATATTGCTTTACTTTATAATAAAGTATTATATTTGCATCATTAAAACAATTATTATGAAATTACTTTTTAAAGAAGTAGCCAAAAGAAAAAACATAGAATTAGGTAAGGTTGCTGAAAAAATAGGTATTAGTTATCCATCGCTTTTTAAAAGAATGAACAATAATCCTAAATTTAGTTCTATACAAGAAATAGCAAATGCTATTGGCTGCGAAATTCACGAACTCATAGAAACATCCGAAGAATACGCACACTTCTACGATGATAAAACAGGCGAATGGTTAGGAATCAGAAAAAAATAAATTATGAAAATCGCAGAAATAAAAATGCCGAAGTTTCTTTTGGCAGAAGAACCGCAGGATAGGGTGTTTCACTACATCTACTCCCCGCACTATTTGTCTTTGGTGCTAATTATTCCAGAAGAAACAGCCACAGTAACTCTTAACAAGAACAACTTAAATAAACCTCGTAAAACTTACAGATATGGAAGTGAGGTGTTTGAATTGGTTTTAATTCAGAACAATGTGGAGGCCACAGGAGGTGCTATGTCTCCTATAATATCTGAGACAGAGTTCTTAGATAAAGCGTGGGAGTGGTACGCTGATTATCTTAAATGGGAAGATAGCAACATAGACAATGAAACAAGGTCTAATCTGAATTGAGTTTAAACTAAATAAAAAAAATCCCCCAAATAGGGGGATTATATTTTAGGATATTTTAATAACCTTCAACTTGTCTATTTTAAAAACATCATCTATTATGTCTTTTGGAAGGGCAAAATACTCTTCAAAATCCTTATCCCTGTATCCTAACTCCTCTTTAAATAAGGAATATGCCGTTTTTATTGATTTAGGAGCATCAATAGAAACACTCTCTTTCTCCATTTTTCTCTCTCCATTCCTACTTAATTCCGTTCTAAAATAAATTGCTTTTTGTTTATCTATACAATTCAGGTATTCCGCTCTTACAATAATTGATGCTTTGGAGGTAAGCCAATATTTTTTTAATATTGCTAAATCTCCTATTCTCATGCCATATAATGAGTTTTTTATATGCTTTTCAGGCATAAGAAATTGACTTGCAAACCTATTAGCCTCCCTTTCCTTGTTTCTATCTTCCGAAATAGGAAATTCATTTTCATTATGCATAACCAAATGTCCCAATTCGTGCGCTAATGTAAATCGTTTTCTGTCATTAGACATGTTCTTATTGATAATAATAATAGGATAACCTTTTTTAGTAAAAAAAGAAATTCCATCAAAACCCTCTAATGCTTCTATTTCATAAACGATTATTCCTACATTTTCAAGGGCAGATATAATATCCTTTATAGGCTCATCTTCAGCTATTCCCATCGTTCTTCTGGTGTAATCTGCTATATAGTCTGTAGAAAAACCATCATCTACATTTAAAGATTTTACTTTATAGTCCACCCATTCCACAGAATCAGACATCTCATCAACTATATATCCTATTATCTGACATTGTTTTTCAAATCTTGATATATCTTTTTTACTTATTCCTGCCTTTTTTCTATAATTGTTATTGTCAAACGAAATATTGGTTTTTCTCTTATAAAAATCTTTAGGAAATCCTAAAAATTTAACAATCCTATTTTGAACATCATCGGACAAAATATCCAGCCCTTTCTCAAACTTGGAAAGGTTAGATTGTGACAGTCCGACAATATTTTTTGCTAATTCTGATTGTGTCAGCCCTCTATATTCTCGTGCGAACACAAGTTGTTTGTTGTCCATAATGTTTTAAATTAAAAAAAGGAGTTTCCAAGAATAATTAGTTATACATTAAGCTTGTTTTTTCTTCAAGCCGCTCTTTAATTTTGGAGTATTTACCTCTTTAGCAGATTTTTCTGCTTTCAGAATTGGTTTTATTACTCCTACATCATTTTGATTTATTGTAAACTTTATCTCTCCATCATCAATATAAATCAATTGAGGATTTACAAAGTTGCCAAATTTATCCCTTTGATAACCAAAATATAAAATAGGTTCTTCATTATAGTCTGATTTAGCAAATAAATCCAAAACCTGATTTTGACTAAGGATAGACTGAACATTTTGTGTTTTAATGTTCATTGGATACCCTTTTTTATCTAATTTCTTAAACAAAATAATATATCCATTCTTTCTAAAAACAATCCTTTTATGTTTGCCAAAAAAAGTATTGTTTCCAAACTCTTTTTGCAATTCATCCATAAAGGATGTTTGCATGATTGTAGCCTCAAAACCTCTCGCCCTTGATTCTGGCGGATATGAATTGATGCTTTCGTTTGCCCTGTTCAATGCTGTGTTAAAAACACCAAACATTCGTGGCAAATCTTTTTTTAAATCTAATTTACAAGCATCAAGCGTTGCTAACGCCCTTTTCCCTTGTATCATTCGCAAAGAATTCGTATCTTTGCTTATCAAAAATAATCTACTCATATTCTTCTAATAATTTAAATTATTCTTGAAAACTCCTAATTCTCTGCCTCCACAGAGAATTTTTTATTACTGCAAATATATAAAAAATACAATATATTGTATATAATTTTTGCAAAAATTTGTATTATTTTCTCTTATTGAAAATATCAGTATTATTTTTCAAAACCAGTTGGTCTTATTGTAATTTTCAGGAAAAAGAAATAGCGAAGTTTATACCTCGCTATTTTTGTTTTGCTAATTCCCTATTAAGATACCAAATGGCTTTTTCCAAGTCTTCCCTAAACTTTGCTGGGTCTTTCTTTCCTGCTCGGCTGATGTATTTCACAGCGTTTCCTAAATTGAAATTAAGGTTTTGGTCTTCTATAAAATCTATTACTTCAATCCTCCCAGCGTTGTAATAGCTTGGGTGATTTACTTTTTCTTCAAATGCTGAATCGTTCATAATTTACTTTTTAATCTCCTCTTGTTATTTTAAAAAACTCGTGTATAAAATTCGACATATCCAAATATGCTATTATCGGTTGCCAATATTTGTATTGATTAAATCTCGCTACATAAAAATATTCTGACTCCATCCCTCTTACTCCTTTCTGTAATAAACTCTCATCACTTAAGTCTTCATATCCTAATTCAGAAATAAGATGGATAACTTCTTCATTTTCTTTTTCACTCCATCGAACAAGATTTTTAAAATTAGAGGGTTGAGAAATAACTTTAAATTTCATAAATGTTACTTGCTCCGAATATATGATTTCTACTTCAAAGAAGTATCCATCAGAGTTAAACCTCTTTCCGAAATGGTCTATAAACACTTGAGCATAACCACTCAAAACATTTGATTGGTAAGGAAGGTGTTCCTTATTTGCTAAAAGGTCTGCGTTTCTTGTTATTTTGGACAATAATTCCACCTGTTCATCAGTCAAGGGTTCGAACTCATCCCATTTGTTACCTAAATAATCTACAAACTGACCGTTATGATTCACATCTTTTAATTTACATATACTACAATCTTCCTCACCATGGTCATTAAATTTACCCCACCTTCCTATATATTCTTTATAGTTTATAGGTTCTGTAACGCCAATTCTCATGATTTTTTTGTATTATGTAATAATGTTATATATTCAACCGTTTCTCTTTCATAGTCGCTGTCTTCAGGGTGATATTCAGCTTCATTATACCATTCTTCATAGCATTTTTCATCAAAATACATGTTTAATACAGGGACATAAATTCCTTGTTTTGGTATTTTATTGCAATATTCACAAACAGCAAGAGAATTAAAAACTCCACTACATTGCTGCATATTCATTGGGATAATAATAAATCCCTTTTCTGTTTTTTGTGGTCTTAACTCCATAATTTACTTATTTAAATGTTCAAATCTTAATCCCATTGCGTAGGATTGGAGGTTTATTTTTGCATGTTGAGGGTTTTTAAGGCTGTCAAAACTTTCATCCTGCCACTGTAAGATGAGGTTTTTGGACAAATCGTTGTCTATATCGTAGATTACATCTCTTGCAGCGAATAAATACTCCCCAAAGCATAAAAGCCCCATTAAATCATCTCCTACGGCATAGTCAAAAAACACCTCGTGTTTTTCCTCAAATAGTCTGATGTATTCTTTTAGAATTTCATCTAATTTGTCTCTTAATCGCATAGCCCTAACGCTTTTATTTGTTCCTCTGTTAGCGGTTCGAAGTTTGCGTAATAGCCAAACTCGTTTTCAAACGGGTAGCCTTCATTTTCAGTGTTATCATAAGCCAATAACTTACCTATTAGGAGTATATCTTTGTCACTATCCCAAAACTTACCCCACTTTCCTACATACTCTTCATAGTTCACAGGCTTTTCTTGGGTAAATCCTTGCAGAGTGTACTCCGTGAAAGAAAGCATTTTTGTCGCTAAATACTTTGTAAAATGTATAATTTCTTCGCTGGAATCAAACTTTACAACACAGACAGTGTAATTGTCATCTACTTCTTCCCAATTATCGCTGTATGTGTGGACTATCTCCCCCCAGCCTTTGATATAGTCAAAAACTCTATCTCCTGTTTTAAATATCGTTTTCATAAAAATCAATTATATTGTCTAATACATTCCATATTGGCTCTTTAACATATTCATTGGGCTTTATTCCCCAATCTATAAGCAATCCTTTCAGAACATACCTCTCTTCGCTACTAAATAATTTGTGAAAAACCATTAGTTCATCTACACTTTCCAAAGGCAACTGCCACAAAACCACCTTGTCTGTGTTATTCCTAAACACTTTGAGAAGCTCAGGTATAGTTCTTATAGTTAATTCCATAATTCTAAATTTTTAACTCCTACTTTAACCATTTTCTATTTTTCTAATTTCTATTACTTCGTGTTTACCGTCCGCTTCAAAACGCTCTATTTGGTTATACAACTGTTTTTCATCCTCAACCTTAACATTCATTTCACGAACAAAAGAGAGTGTTCCTCTTGGGTCGGGAAAGTGTACGCTGTATTTATAGGTTATTTTGTATTTCATAATATTATTTTCTTTTTCTATTAAAGACCGCATACTCAACTATATCTGAGTCACATGTTATATATCTATTACCTAACTTCCATACCGAGTAGTATTCAGAGTAACTCCTTCTATCCTCTTTTACTACATCTACTAAAACACCCGTTCTTCTGACTTCTTCACATTTGGATATTTCCTTAGAAGTACGCACATAGACTAAAATTACCACTAAAATTAATGTTCCTATAACCAAAGCCCAGCCTGAAAATTTCCTCATAACTAAATATTTTCTTTATAAATTTCAATTAACCTTTTTAATAATTCCATTTTTGCCTCTTCGTAAGTATTTCTGCTAAACATTGTAATTATATCAGCTTCTGAATCTCTAATTTCACAAGAAAATGAAATTTCATCTTCAAAAAAATCTTTTACAAGGATTATACTATGGAACAAACCTTTTTTCCTGAACCAAGCAAATATTTGCTCATAAGATGGAGCAGCAATATCAATTTTAGAATTTTTTGATTTTAAAATTTTATGAGCATTTATTTTTATTATCCTAAAATGACTTTTATTTTTAATATCTCTTGATTCTAACCCAAATCTAGGTGCTGGTTTATTATGCTCGTAATAAAACATACAAAATTCACTAAAACCTATTTCTCGCAATTCTGATGCTAATTTTATAGGTACAATTTCTTTCTCAAGGTCTGTCATAATTATATTTTTAATACTTTTTATTATTAAATTCATCTAAATTCTCTTTTATATCCATTACCAATCTAACAAGCATTATAAAAAATCCTACTATTATGTTTATTACAGGTAAATAGATTGATATTTTTAATAGTTTTGATGTTTTTATACTAAACGGGTTGTCTCTATCACTTATAAAGCTTGATATAGATGCCATACAAGTGAGAGTTAGAAGTAACATTGAAAATAATTTAATTAGTGTTATTATAAAAATTGTCATATCTAATTGTTTTAATTGTTACAATAAAGGTTTTGCTGTTTCTATTAAATCTCTGAAATTTTCTAGAAATTTGTCTCTAAGTTTTTTTGCTTTAAAATGAAAAACACTTTGTGCTCTACAAGTATCTCCTCTAATAATTTTATCAGCATGAAAATAAATAATATATTTTTCATTAACATCATTCCAATCAGGCTTCCAACCATCATTATATCTATCTCTCAGCTGACATAATTGAGCGAGTGCTATACATGCTTCTGCTTCTTCTTTCGTTGGAAATCTGTTTTTAACACTGTCCGCTGTACGCATACTACCTGAAGTAACAACCTTGCTGTGAAAATCCACAAACCAACCCCCAACTTCGTATAAATCTTCCCAACTCTTCGGAAGTTCTTTTTCAACCTTCTTAAAAACTATCTTTTCAAAAGTTGATTTTTCTTTGTCAATTTCGTAGCCCTCTGGCGCCTGAATTTTAAATTCTTTTGTTTTCATATTCCATTGTTTTTACTTCTTATATTTCAAATTCCTAATAAACTCCTCTAACAAGTCAAACTGCTTGCCATTGAGTTGAGGCATAATTTTCACGATGTTTTCCATTTTCTTCTCTAACATTTGTCTTTCTAAATCTCTTTCTTCGTTTGTTACTACAATGGAATACAAATCATTATTCAAGAAAATAACAGCCTCTCTAATATCCTCAATAAAAGGATACCCCTTTAATATATCCATTTCATCCAGTGCGTCTATCAGCTCTACTTGCAAGGCTACCGTGCAGTAGAACTGCTCCATAATGGATTTTACTTTTACATGCTCTTCAATGGTAAGGCTTTCAATTCTTCTTGTTCTTACTTTCTTTTCGTATTTGGCTTCTTTTTTCAAGAGCTTTTTATGATATTCCGTAAGGTGTATTCCTGCTGTGTTCATTTGCTATTCTTTTATGGTTTAATGTGTTATGTTCTTGCTTTGTTTTTATCTCCTTTTTGAATTGTTTGTAAGGGTCTTTCGCTTTGCAGCTGCATAGGAACAGCACCAGCGCTATAAGTTTTAGTCTTTTCATATTGCTCTAATTTTTCGGTTAATTCCTCTAATTGGTCTTCCAGCATCTTAATATCGCTGCTCCATGCTATAATCACAATGGCGATTAATAAGATTAGGATTGAAACTATTACTATCATTTCTTATATCTCTTTTTTCTTTTATAATTGCTTGTTATTTCATTGAAAATCTCCTCGTTCCATTCGTAAGCCTTTGCAGAGCCCAAAATAATCTCATTCACTCGGCTTCGGTATTCCATATCCAGCCTTGTGACATAAGAGCCTATTTTCTCCAAGAATTTCTCTCTTAAGTCTTTCACTTTCAGGTATCCCTCTGGAACATGGATTTTACCTCCTTTTGGCGTGTATGTTGACTTGTCTATCTGCTCCTTTTTTGCTTCGATTACTTCCTTTTCTCGCTCCCAAGAGGGCGAATATCCCATTGGGACAAACTTTACCTTTCGGTTTAGTTCTTTGGCTTTTTCAAGAGTTTTTTTAGCCTTTGTTAATTCCCCTATATTAGGTTTCACTATATCCGTATTCATCTTGATTTTGTTTGTTTTTATATCTTTTTCTCTGTTCTTTTCTCTGCTCCTCATAGGTTTTTATAAGGGCGTTGATATCTTTGCTTTTAGCGACCCGTTCAATTACTTTCATTGGGTCTTTTTTGAGTTCTTCCAGTGTCATAATCTTTGTTTTTTAGAATGGAAATCCATCATCATCTTCTTGGAAGATTTCAGGCGTGGCTTCCATTTTTGGGATTGTGTATTCCTTCGGCTCTTCTTTGGTTATCCAGTTGGAATTATCCCAAATTCTCTCTGCGCCATCGTTAAAATCCGTGAGATACCTGCCGTTATTGATGTTATACCAAAAATCCCATTGTCCTGTATCTCCCAGCGTTTTGTTTATTTTGGTCTTGCTGACCAGCACTGTTCCATGCGAGAGGAATTTGCCATCATCATCTTGATTTCTTCGGATAGACATGCAATAGTCAGGCATGTTCCAAAAGTCGGCAGAGCCTGAAATATCGTAAGGTGTCGGCATCTTGAACTTTCCATCGTTTCCCTTTGGTAATTTCGTAGGGTGCGCCACCAAGAACAAGAGGCTGTTGGTTTTCTTGGTAAAAGAAATCATCTTCCCAAGTGCTTTTTTGATATACAGCCTTTCATTGTCGCTGTGGTTTGCTCCCTGTTCTATCCTGTTGAAAGGGTCTATCAGGAACGCCTTACATCCTTTGGCTTTGGCTAAATATTCAAACCTTGCTAAAATGTCATCTATGGTCATATCCTCGTGAGGCGCTACCCAGAAAACATTCTTGTTGAGGTATTCTTCGCCAATTTCCTTTTCCGTTTCGGAAATCACTCCCTTTTTGTATTCTTTGCCGATGAACTTTGAGAAAACTCTCGCAAAATGCGATGGCAAAGGCATACTTTCAGGCGTGTAGTAACCAATTCCCCAATGATACAGCGCATTCAGTTTTGAGTAGATAAAATCCATAAACTCGGACTTTCCGCTCCCTGGTGTTCCAGTCACAACGCCAAACCTTCCTGTCTGCCATCTTATCCTATCATCAAGCCCCTCTACACCAATTCTTAACCCTTGCGGCAGTCCGTTTTCAAAGTAAGCATCCAAGTCACTTTGGAAATCTTCCACAGCATACACATTGCTTAACTTTAAAAATTTGGCGCTTTTTATCGCTTTACAGACGCTTTCTACTCCCTCTGCGATTAACAACTCGTTTGCGTCTTTAAACTGCTTAAATGATACGCTTTTGCACTTTTCTATTCCAAGCCTACGAGTAAGGTCGTTTTTGAGTTCCAAACCTTTCATATCGTTGTCGGTTGCCAAAATGAAAGTTTCCACTTGGTTGAGGTCTTCAAGGCTGTTGTCAAAGTATTCCATTCGCCCAGTAGATGCTCCATTCGGCACGCTGATAACATTTTCAAATCCTGCTTGGATTAGTGAAAGTGCATCCATTTCGCCCTCTACGATGATGATTTCCTTGTAGACTTTCAGCGCATCGTAATTGAACCAAATCAATTCTGCACCTGAATGCAGTTTGAAATTCTTCTGCCCATCTCGGTACTTCACATTGACCAGCTCGCCGTTTCGGAAGTAGGGAAACACGATGCAGTTGGCTTTTTTCTCGATTTGTGGCATCCATTCCTCCTTTTCGCCAATCTTCATTCGCAGCAGTGTTTTTTGAGAAATCCCTCGCTTTTCAAACCACTTTACCAGCTTTTCAGAGAGTTTGGTGTAGTTTTCCCACTTTACCTCTGGCTTGGTGTAGATTTTCTTCTCAAAGGGAACATGCTTTACAAATCTCACCTCGCAGTGATTGCAGTAGCCGACTTCTTTTTCTGCGTTGTAGGAGAAACACTTGATTTTGTTTTTTCGCCTGTTTTTTGAACATTCAGGACAGACTGAATAGTTTTCTGCATTCTTGTTAATTTCAATCTCGTAGATGTGATTTGTCGCCAGCGACATTATCATTTCTGTCATAATCCTGCGGTTTTAAAACATCATTATCCTCGTTCCATCTCGTGCTATATGCCCTCCTGTTTCCTTTTTCTCCTCCTGCTTGGTTTCCTTATGGTAAAAATCCTTGTAATTGTTTCCGATGGAATTATTCACGATTTTTTGCATTGCTGCCAAATCATTTTTCCCAAGTTCTTTGAGTTTCTCTTGTGATTTCTGCCGTGAATAATCATTGTGCCTGAAATTATGAACCTCTCGCATGTAGCTTTCCCATTCCTGCCACAGAGAAGAAAAATTTTGATTTTCTTTTTTTATATATTTTTTTTCTTCTTTATCATTATCACTATCACTATCATTACCATTAAGCGATGATTTTTTCGCCCTCCCGATTTTTTCATCGCCCCCCGATGATTTTTTCGCCCTTGCGATTTCTTCGGCTTCTTCCTGCGTCAATTCCCCTGACAGCACTTTATCATATAATTCCTTGTTCCATCGTTTGAGATTTCCTAACCGACCTTTTTCTTGATTACTTTCTTTTACTCTTATATACTCTTCTGTATCTCTGTCAAATTGAGCCTTGAATGGAGCAAAAGCTATACGAGTCACAAAATCTTCCATTAAGCCCTCAAATCCTGTATCAACATCTTGGTTGTTCAATACTGACCCCCGCAATTGATACGCCTTGATTGCCTTGAAGAGTTTGCCCGCCTGCTTATCATCCAGCTCATCTAACACAGCCAATGTATCTAAGTGTAAAATAAAAGACCTCTTTGTATCGTTCATTATAATTTTGCTTTTAAGTTATAAGGAGGCAGAGTTACCTGCTCTTTGCCTGTTATTTACCGACTTATAGTAAATCCTTAATGTTACACGGAAAGCGTTTTCCGTTTTCTGTTTCGTAAATCACAGCATTTCCGCTTACACTGATGATTTTTACCTTCGTTCCCTTTTTGCTGTAAACTACCTTTTTAAAGCCTACATCTTTGTTTAGTGTAGCGTATTGTCCTGCTTCCATTAGTCTTTAACAAAGGTTCCATTAACCATTTCTCCCTTTCTTTTGCTTATAACCTTGTAAGCTGAGTGCAAACATTCCCAAATTTTAAGGTTAAATCTGTTGGCGATTTGGTTTAATAAAAACAACATCATCTGAACAGCGTGATACTTTTCTATTGAGTCGTTTGTGAATTTTTCCAATTGCATAAGTTTATTGCAGTTATCCAAAAGGAAGTAAGGGTCTTGTGCTGTTCCTTTGGAATCTGAAAGTTCTTCGCTGCCGTTAGGAAAAAGCGTGATACTCTTCATTTTGGCGTAGATAACAAGCGTTACCACTACATCGCCAATAGCATCTATTATCTCCTCCAAATTATCATCTTCTATTGCTGAATGTAATTCTGTGATTTCTTCCAGCGTTTTCAAAAGCTGTTTCATTGGTGTTCCGTGTTCCAGTATGCCTTTTCTTTCAGCCCAGCCAACAACAAGGCTTTTTAAATCTTCAAATTCTATCTTCATATGTTTGTTTTAAAATGGTAATTCTTCTTCTTCAAATCCGTTCTTATCTTCTGCTGGTTTAGCCTCCTGTTTCGCTCCTGCACCTATCTTGTCTAATCTCCAGCCTGTGATAGAATTAAAATACTTCACTTGTCCATCTGGACTTGTCCATTCCCTGCCTCTGATGTTAATTCCTATCTTTACCTTGTCGCCTTCTTTTACTTGGTCTAAAAGCATTGTTTTATCCTGTAAAAACTCTATGCTGATAGGCTGTGGATATTGTTCATCCGTAAGCAATACCAATTCTCTTTTTTGAAAACCACCTGCAAAGGTTTCAATGTTTCCAATTCTTCTGATTGTCCCTTGTAATTCCATGTTATTTATTGTGTTAATCTTAATTGCTCTTTTTCATAGCTTAATAGACTTCTGAGTGCATCCACCTGATGGGTGCAGGATTTGTTTATTCGCTCTGCCCAGTCTACCAAGAAATTCTCCTCTTGGGCTATACTATCCACCAGTGCATTTTGTGCTTTGGCGCTTAAAAAATTCTGCTTGGCTATTTCCAAAATCGTTTTAGAAATCTCAGATGCTTTTTTCTCTCTTAATCTCTGTTTTGCATCCGCTAACATTCTACCGCTTCGCGCCATATATACATTGAGGGTTTTTATCCGTTCTATCAGTTCCTCTGGATTTTCTGAAACATCTACTTCTAAAAACTCTTGTATCTTTTCTAATTCTTCTTTCATTGTTTTGTTTGACTTGATTTTATAAAGGTCTTCTCTGAATAGTAGGCTGGGTAGATGATTTCGCCTGTTTCCACATCGGCAAAAGGTTTTTTCGCTGTTTGCAGAAGTCTTTGTCTTTCTTTAATCTTCGCCTCCAACATCTTTTTTTCTTCCTCTAATCTGAACAACTCTGTATCTCCTGTGTTGGAATACTCCCAAGTCTTTCGGCTGCCTATTCCAAATCTTAAATCGTTAAAAGCCACTCCATCTTTCCCAAACTTCTCTATTTCATTCTCAAAGTATTCTTTCAGTTCCTTGTCTTCGCTGATGGTTTCAAATGTTTTTTCAATGAGCTTTTTCTGATACAGGAACTTTCTAAAATCATAATCTCCATTTAGGATTTGGTCTTTTACCTGCTCAGCGAAACTTTTCACTTGGTCGCTGGTGGAAGGCATCAACTCAATTACTGATATAGGTGTCATATTATGTGATGTTTAGTGTTGCTAATTCTTTTTCGGTCTCTTTGGAAACCTTGTATTTCTTTCTGATTTGCGCCAATGTTAAGACTGAACCATTTTCAACCGCATTTACCAGTCCTTCCCATTCTGTTGAACCTACATTTAGCCACTTTTCAGGCGTGTTTTGTGTTTTCGCTGGTGCTTTGTTGCCTTTTGTTTGTTCGCCTTGTGCATCGGTGTCTTTGTCAGTCACCAGCCCAAGAATTGAGGATATTGCATATCTTCTCAAATAAGTAATCGCAGAGCCTAACACTTGGAAGTCATTCATTCCTTTTAAATCCACTTCTTGGGGAATATCTATCACGCTTTCCAGCGTTTCGCCTGACTCTATGTGAAAGACTATTGTTCTGATAGATTTGCCTTCTAATGGTTGCGAGAATCCAAGTCCGTGTTTCTTTAATAGTGGGTTTATTGCTTCAAAGATTTTCGGCAGGTCAGCATAAGTGTAGCCGAAACCTTGCGTGTCTTTGTGTATCACAGGAACTTCTTGCTGAAATTCTGAAATCGCTTTGAATATGTTTTGTTTATTTTCCATTTTGTTTATTTTTTTTAGTTAAAAACCACCGCCGAAAAAAATTAAAATGTATAACAAGAAAGGTTTATTAGTATGGCTTGGCGGTGGTTATGTTTTACTTTTTTTAAAAACAGCCCAGCGTTGCTCGTGTTTTCCAGTTTTCGGACAACTGGGCTGTAGTTGTGTTGTTTATCTTGTTGTGAATCGTTCTTTTACTTTTTTAAATTCTTCAGCTGTTGGCTTAAATTCTTCGCCCTTATATTCTATGTAGATTTTATTTAAGAACCGCAAGAATTCGGTCAGCTCTTTGTAATTCGTTTTCATAGGTGTTATTATTGCATAGGTTTCGGTAATGGGCTAAATCATACTTTTTGTTGTTCATTACCCATTTTTTCCAAAGTCTCAGTTTGTGTATCTTTTGTGTTGGTTTCATCTTATTGTCTTTTTAAAAACCACCGCCCTGTTTAAGTTATATGAGTATTACAATGAAAAAAGTTGTGGGCGGTGGAAAAATCAAACTATCTATTAATGAAAACTGTATTCTAATTCTTCTTCTTTTTTGCTTTCTATGAAGTCTTCAATGAACTTTGAATAAGTCCCAAGTGGTGAGATTTCTTCGCCATCTCTTGTGAGTACCCACTCGCATTTGTTCTTACTTACTTTTTCTTCTACGCACCATTGTCTGTCAAGTCCATCGAAGAATAATTGAAACCATTCAAATTCGCTGGTGTCGTAGTCTGTGAATAATTGATTTTCTACCATTGCTTCTGCAACTCTGTACAAATCGCACTCTCTTCTTGTGTTTTCTACTAAATTTTGTATATTTGCCATCGTTAATTGTTTTGATAAATGTGTTTTCATTTGTTAAGATTTTTGATTGTTAATTGTTAATATTGCTCTCAGTTGCCGCTGGGGGCTTTTTATTTTTTTAATAGTTCTAATGCTTTGTTTTTGTCTATGATTAGTTTTTTGCCATTCTGAATAATTGCTTCATCTATTATCCCAGAGTTTTTTACCTGTTGTGCCTTTGTTTTTCCGCAATCCAGAAGTTTCGCCAAACCATCTAAACCGTAGACTAATTCTTTTTTGCTGTAATCTTCTCTGATAGGGGTGCTGTCTTTAATGATTCCGAATAGTTCTAAAAACTCTCTCCCTGTCATCATCAGAATTTGCTTGTCTAAAATTTGGCTATTCATCTAATATTATTTTTACTTTCCTGACTTCTTCTTTTAGAAGTTCTTTTGCCTTTGTTCTTATCTCTCTTGCTAAATCGCTGTCTGTTACATAGTTCAGTGCGTTTTCTATTGATTGGACAGAACAGTCAAAACTTTCTATTAAAATATCCCTGTGTCTCTGGCCAACTGAAATTTTATTTTTTCTTTTTCTCTTTTTGTTTGTTGGTTTCATTTTTATTTCTAATTTTGTTCTGTTAATTTGATGTCGCAAATATACTACACTTTTGTAGTATAAAGCAAATTATATACTACATATTTTTAGTATAAACATATAACTAACTGAAAATCAACGAGAATAATTTTAGTATGAACGAAGCGAAATTGGATATACTTTTAGAAATGTTACTAAAAGAACATGATAAAGGCTATCTCCGTATAAGCAGTGTAATGGATAGAGTAGGAGCAGAAAGCAAAGATGATCTTCTCTACATGCTGGATTTTATCAATAAAAGGTTTGTAGGCGCAATAAAGAATAATGATGATTTAGAACTGTGGATTAGCGCAGATAGATATTCAGAAATAGCGATGTTTGTAAATCGTGGCGGTTTTACAAGGGAACGAGAAGAAGAGGATTTGAGGCGTAAAGAGATGCAAAAGAATATAAGATTAGCAGATGATCAGATGAGGTTTAACGAAACAACGAGGAAAATAAGTTATATCTCCCTCGTTATTACGATCATCTCCCTTGTTCTTGCTGTTCTTTCTTTCTTAGAATCTCGCACTCTTCCGCATTGATGAAATACCAGCCATGCTGTAATTCTTGGTTTACGGTGAGTTCATTGAGTGGGCAGTTGTATTTTGCACGAACTTCGCAGATGTGCATATACAGAGCGAGTTTTATAAACTTATTGATGAGAACTCTGTCTACTTCCTCGCTTTCTAATAAAGCCTTGAACATTTCTGATACTTGTAATAATGAATTGTTTTGCATAACCAAATTTTTACAAAGATATGAAAGATAACGAAAATTTACTACAAAAAAGTAGTATAAAAGGATTAGATAAAAGGTTATCTATTGTTATGGATTATCTTTTAAGAAAAAACCCAATATTATACAAAACCAAAACAAATGTTGCAGAAGCAGTTGGTTTTCCAAGAACAAACTTTTCTGCTGCACTTAAAGGAGAAGAAAAATACTTAACTGACAATATTGTAAATAAGTTTGTATCAGCTTTTCCTGAATTAAGTAAAGAATGGCTCTTAACAGGGGAGGGCGAAATGCTGAAAGATGAAAAAAAATACATAGAGGAGGTTTCGCCAATACCTTATGATAACTATATGGAAGTAGAATATGCAGACCTTTCTACTGTTGCTGGAAGATTAGGAGGATACAATCCTGCCACGCTTCCAGAAATGAAAAGAAGACTAATTCCAAAAGAATTTGACAGAGGAAACTACCTTGTCGTTCGTGTAGATGGCGACTCTATGGATGACGGCACAAGTATCTCAATTCCTGATGGAACAGAAATACTGATAAAAGAATATCATTTAGAAAAAGGAGAAAAACTGCCTATTAGAGGAAATCTGTTTGTAATAGTATCCACAGAGGGAACAGTATTTAAACAAATCATAGAGCATAACACGGAAGAAGGCTATATCATTTGCCACTCCTATAATCAAAAATACAGCGATTACAGGATAAACCTATCCGAAGTGTTACAGATATTCATTTACAGAAAAATAGTGTCTTTTAGACCATCAATACCTGAAATAAATAGATAAAATGGGAATATTTGATTTTTTTAAGAAAAAAGAGGAAGTGAAAGAAGAACGAAAACCTGAAGTTCAAGCTCCTGATGTTAATTCGCCCAGTGATGAGGAATTTAAAATGTTTGCATTCATTAGGATGACAGGAACAATTCCTAACGAAGAAGATAACTGGGGTAGATTTCAAATGGAAGTAATCCAAGGTTTTTTAGACTATATGAATACATTGGATGATTATTATCTTGAAAAATTCCAAGAATTAAACAAAAAGGCTGATGAAATAAATCAAAGCGTTGGGGATCCACCTGTAAACTATGGAGGAACATTATTAGAGCTATACAAAGAGTTTTACGAAATAGAAGATTAAATTCAAACTTCAAACATTATGCTCAAATATTCTGTAAAATTCTCCTTGAAAAATCAAAATCTAAACGAGGAGCAACCCCTCCGTCTTCGTGTGTCTTTTCATTCCCAGCGAGTAGAACTATATACAGGGATTAAATGCAGACCTGATGAGTGGGATGGAATCCGAATTATCAAGCGAAACGACCTAAGAAACAAGAAGATAAACGAACTGGAACAACGAATAGAAAGCATTTTCAGAAAATTAGAATTTACAACCAATACCTATCCGACACCAGCAGAATTTAAAGAATTGTTTTCAGAAAAACCAAAAGAAAACAAACCTGAATCTATCTTTTTTGTCGATATTGTCCAACAATATATAGATGAAAAATCCGTATCCAAACAATGGGAGTTTAAAACCACGCAAAAATACCTTCGGCTGAAAAATCATATTATAGGTTACAATAAGGATTTAGAACTGAACGAAATCACAGAAAAAACTTTAAGGGATTTAATAAAATACTTTTCCACAGCACCAAAGCATCCGAAAACAGGAAAGACACTTGCGCCACACCGAAACATTACTATTCGCAGAGAAATCAACGATTATCAAAGAATATTGGCTTGGGCAGAGAAAAAAGGACTTTATAAAGGGAAAGCTCATATAGACTTTGAACAAAGATATAAGGGAACTACCGACAAACTCTCTGAACTTGTTTATTTGGAATGGGAAGAACTTATGGAACTATTCAATTACAAGTTTAGCACCAATAGATTAAATCAAGTGCGAGATGTGTTTTGCTTTTGTTGTTTTTCCTCTCTTCGCTTCTCTGATGTTCAGAAACTTAAAAAGGCAGATGTAACAGAGGACTATATCCGTGTGGTAACGAAGAAGACAACCGACCCACTAATCATTGACCTAAACGACTACACAAAAGCGATTTTAAATAAATACAAAGAAAAAACCTTTGCTGATGGATTGGCGCTTCCTGTAATATCAATGACTAAAACCAATCTATATTTAAAAGAAATAGGGGAGATTTTGAATTGGGATACATTGGTAAAAGAGCAGTATTTTATAGGAAACCAAATGTATGAGGAATTTTATCCTAAAAAAGCGATTATATCAACCCACGCAGCAAGAAGAACATTTGTTATCAATGCGCTTCGTTTGGGAATACCCTCCGAGGTTATTATTAAATGGACTGGACACAAGGATTTTTCCGCTCTAAAACCTTATGTTAAAATCGTGGATGAATTAAAAGCCTCCGAAATGAATAAGTTTAATTTCCCTAAATAA